ACCAACGGGCCGTACAACGTCGCCAATTCGGGGGATGAGATCAAGATCACCCCTTCGGTACGTTGTTCGTAATATCTAATTGTTAAAGGAGAGCTTTACATGGCCAGAAACAAGAAAGACCTATACGAAAATTTTCGGCTGGAGAATCGGGATCGGCTTGAACTTCAAGAGCCTATTCCGGCCCATGAAGGCGAGCCTGTCTGGCTGGAGGATCAGAACCAGATTTTTATGACGCAAGTTGATCTGACCATGAAGCCGGTCATCACCGCCGACATGCTTGTGCATTATAACGATACTTTCATTTTCCACAACGACCTCCCGGTCATCAACTACTAAACCCCCAAGAAAGGAAACACACAAATGGCAGTAGCAAGCGCACTCCGAGAAAATGCCGTGACTAGGCTGGCGACCTCCGCAAAGATCGACGCGAAGAGCGTTGCGAAGACCTCTCTCTACGTTGTTCCAACCGGCAAGAGCCTGATTGTCGATCACATCAACATTCGCGTGGCCGACTACACCGCAGGCGCCAAGGATACCCAGGCGAAGGCCAGCTTTGGCACTGGGGTCAACAACGACGACTATCTGAAAGGTGTCACCTATACCGTCGCGGCGGTTGACAAGGTGCTGACCGACAATGTTCTGGACGCCTTTGTCCCGGTCTATGCCGCAGGCAGCGACTTCAAGATCAGCATTGAAACTGGCTCCAATGCCACCACGGAAAACTGGATTGTCGATGTTTTCGGCTATCTCGTCTAATTAAGCAAATAGTTACACCAGCAGTAATCAGCATGACACTTGGGGCCGTCCCTTTGGCGGCCCCTTTCTTTTGCAGAGGGTTTCCCATGCCAACACTTGTTGCAACCAAGGGCAATAAAGACGCCAACAGCTATGCCACCGTTGCCGAAGCAGACACCTATCTGGACGCGATCTACGGGGCCGATGAATGGGCGACCCTGGACGACGACGACAAAGCCAGGCTGCTGATCACGGCCACCAAGATGATTGACCGGCTTTCCATCAACACCAGCGACTATGGCTCATATTCCAAAACTCAGGCATTGAACTTTCCATTGGCCGATGCAGGCGGGAGTGAAGTCGGGTTCGCCAAGGCCACCGAGGCCGCCATCATCCAGGCTTTCTATCTCTATCTGAATCACGACACGATCTCGGAAGGCAAGACCATGGCCGTGCAGGGGATCAAGAGCGAAACCATCGGGCCGACCAACAAGGCCATCACCGGCTTCAATCCATTTCGCAAGTTTGACAGTCAAGTCTTCGTCTTACTCAAAGATTACCTGGACTTGGATTTCATTATCCCAAAGGCTTAGGGGTTTTTTCCGCAAAGGAACAAGATGAATGCAATCACTGAATTTCTGAATGCCTATGCGGGCAAGACGACCATTGCCGATGAGTTGACTGCTGCGGCGACCCTCAAGATGCAGGCGGCCTACGATCAGACATATGCCAAGATCGTACTGGCGATGAACACCGGGGCAAAAGATATTAACTTTGCCACCTTTGCCAAACAGACTGCCTTGTTGAAGCAGATTTCCTCTGAGTTGGATGATTTCAATGAAGCTGGTGGCCACATTTTAAAGACCGCTATGGATAAGATCGCCGAGTATTCAACAAAGGTGGCGATCAAAGACCTGGCCATGATTTCTCCAGAGCTGCAAAAGCCGGAAGCATGGCATCAGGCATACAACACTAAACAAGTCGAGGCAGCTTTCAAGGACGCCTATCAGCATATTGCAGGTCAGACGGATAAGATGGTCGTGGACGCCAAGGATCTTTTGAGATCCCAGGCCAGCCAGGTCTTTCGCCGGGCCGCAGTAGAAGGTACGTCCCGTAAGCAGGCTCAGAAAGAGCTGAAGGCACAGCTCTTAGAGCAAGACCCAAGCTTCAAATTCACTGACAAGGCCGGGCGTAGTTGGGATCTTGATAAATATCTGGAGATGCTGACCAGAACGGTCATGCACAATACTCTTCATCAGGCTTATCTCGACACTTTGACCAATGAAGGCCATGATCTTGTCAAAATCTCTACCCACGGGGCGACAGACGCATGCCGTAAATGGGAAGGAAAGGTTGTTTCTATCACTGGGGCAACCCCCGGCTACCCCACGTTGGAAAGCCTCAGAGCTTCAGGAGACATCTTCCATCCACGCTGCAAACATCGCATGCTGGCCTACCATCCAAATATAGAAGGGATATTTGCAGCCGTTAAAGCTGGCAAATCAGACGAGGAGATTCTGGCCTTTGGCAAACAGCAACAGGCCGCTAAGGAGCAGGCAGAGCAAGCCAAAGCAAAAACAGGCAAGAGCGCGACAAATTGCCCAATTGGGCGCAGGGCTGGGTCAAATTCCCAAAAGGCACTTACGAGATAGACAGCGATAAGCCAGATTATGTCGTCCCGTTAGGAGATTCTGGCTGGCCAGAAGAGGTCAAGGAAAAGATCAGAGATCAAGACAACCCCTGATGCCGACTATCTCTACCGGATCAAGCTCACCAAGCGGCAATGGACCGACTATCTGGCTGAGACAGCGGTGAACATTCGTTACAGCAACTTCAAAAACGCATCCTGCCACCATGATCATGAGCGTGGCAATGCCTACATGCAGTGCTGGTCAGCTCTTTTTGCCTGGCAGGAGAGGATCAAAAAGCCATGCAGTTCAACAACAAAATTGCGGTCATATATTCTTCGTTAAACGACTTCGGCGAGGAACTGGAAGAGCTGACCAAGACCATCAAGTGCTGCGTCATTGGTCAGCAGTACAACAACGAGGAGACAGAATCCGGTGAGCGTCAACGCTACTACCTGACGCTCATCACCAAGCACAAGGGTTTTGCCCCCTACAAAGACTTGTTCATCAACGGCGATCTCCGTTTTCGTTACAAAGATATTGTCTATCAGCCCGAGAAGATCGAGGGCATCAACAGCTCATCCGGCAAACTGAAATTCTATCTTTTGACGCTCAGGCAGACCGAGCCGCTGGTGGAGGTATAGCCATGGAGCTTGAATTCAAATTCGACAAGATCGCCCTGGCGGCCATGGCCAAAAGGATCGAGAGCCTTGGCGGCAAGGTCAAGCAGCAGGCTTTAAAGGCCCTTGATAGCGCTACGGACAAGCTCCTGGAAGAGTCGGTCAAGCGCTGCCCCATTGACGAAGGCTTTTTGCAGCAGTCCCACGACAAGAAAGTCGAGAAAAGCGGTTCCCTGGACGAAGCCAAAGGAACGGTCTTCATCCCGGCCAACAGCCCGGCTGCCGACTATGCCATCTACATGCACGAACTGGAATACAACCTGGGGCCGCAGTCCCAGGCCAAACAGGATGCCCAGCCGGGGATTATTGTTGGCAACAAATACTTGGAACGTGCCTTTGAAGATAACAAGAAGGCTTTTTTCTTGTTCTTTGAAGATGCACTCAGAAAGGCGATTGCTCATGCTTAGCAACGTTTTAGCTGGAGTTATTCAAAGGGCTGGGGTGGGCCTGACCCTTGGCGAAAACTTGTTTACTGAGCACGCTAAAGGGAATCAGACGGTGCTTGTCAAGGTCAATGATCTTAGGCGGCTCACTGATTCGCTTCCAGTAAGACAGGCCAGGGTTCAGGTAATTGTGCGTGGCTGGTCCCATACAGACGGATACATTCTGGCCGAGAAAATCACTAAGGCCCTGGAGGCCATTGTAGAGCAGGATTACACCTATGAGGACGAGGGCTACCATGTTTATAATACGGCAGCCCTCAATTTTCCAATAGCCATCAAGGATGGCAAAGATGTAGCTTTTTCTCTTAACTTTGAAACCTTTTTTTGTATGGCACTAGATAACGAAACTATCTAGTTTCATACGATCATAATCACATAGAAGACCAGCCCGTAAGCATCGGAGCTGGCTTTTTTATTGACAAGGAGAGCCTAGAATGGGAGATGCAACTCTCGTCAAGCTTGGCGCTTGCAATGTGTATTTCGATGGTGCTGACATGGGATACACCTTCGGCGGCGTCAAATTGCAGTATAATTTCGATACCTTCGAGAAGATGGTTGACCAGGAGGACAGCGCCGTTGATGAAGTTATCACCAAGCACAACTTCGAGGCCACTGTCCCCTTTGCAGAGTATCAGCTTCCAAAACTGATCAAGTTTTTCCCTGGTGCTTCACTGCTGGCTGATGATGCCGTTGATCCAGGAAAATTCAGAATTATTCTCACCTCGGCCTATGGGACATCCCTTCGGGATCTGGCCCGTAAACTGGTCCTCAAGCCCAAGGGTGGCACTGCTAATGAATGGGTCACGATTCATCACGCTATGCCGAGGATCAATATTGACTTCACCTATGAGCGCGAGGGAACCCGTGTCTACAACGTGACCTTTCGGGCGCTCAAACGTGGCAACACCTTTGTTTCTTTGGGCGATACTTCACTCACCAAGGCCACCCCAGGGGCCGTTATTGTTGAGGCTACGGATGTTATTCCCGCAACTTGGTATGAGGAGCCCTCTTGGACTCTTACCTGCGATTTTAGCGTTGATGACGACACCATCCAGAAGAACGTCGAGGCACAGTTTACTTCCATCTCTACCGGCACCCCTGACAATTATTACTGGGATTTTGGCGACGGCAACTATTCCTGGGATAAAGACCCGAAGCACGCCTACACCACGGCAGGCACCTATACGGTATCCCATACCGTCATCAAGGACGGGGTGCGGCGCACCAAGACCTACCTCGACATGATGACCATCTCCGATTAATGCCTGTTTACCAAAACGGCATAGCATTTAACATGCTTCTATTTAGAACGGCTGAAAAGGCATAAATTCAGCCCCTGAGCGGCATGTTAGGGCTTAGACAGGGCTGCCCCAAAGGGCGGCCCTTTTTATTTCACTCTCTTTTGATGGAGCTTTTATGAAGGTCATTAACCTCAATAAATTCAAATTGATCAATAAGGTTCAACTGGACAACGAAATCTACGATGTGCGGGGCCGGACGGTCAATGAATTTCTCAATGACGATTTGAGCAAGCGGATTGACGAGGCCACCAGCGACCGGGAGCGCATTGTCATTATGCTCGATGAGCTGGCAAATCTTTCCACAATCCCAATTGATGTCCTCAAGCGGCAGCCTATCAGCGTATTGCACGCTCTTATTCAGGTTTCCCAGGGGGCAGACCTCGGCACGGAAGAAGCGCAGGGTGTCGATGAAGGAAAAAAGTAACGATCCTATCCCTCGACATTGGGTACGCCATTTCGAGCGTCCTGCATTTTTATCATCTGAGCTATGCCGAGGTGATGGGGCTTGCCATTTATACCTTTTGGGAGCTGGTCAAGAATATTGATCGCATCAGGGCCGAGGAGGATCAACGCACCTTGCTTGTAGTTGGAGCTGCCTTCGGTGGCACTGCAAAAGAGGTTTTTCATCAGCTAAAAGACGAGCAGGGCGAACCCTATCAGGTTGAAGACTCAGGAATTGACAAGGATAGCATCTTCAAATTGCGATCTGTGGTTGAGAGCTTGCCAGCAGGGAAGGATGAAGAGGGATAGAGAATATGGAAGTCGGTAAACTTTCCGCAAGCATTAGCCTGGCGACTGGCGGCTTTACTAGCGGTGTTTCAACCGTCATGTCTGGATTTTCCCGCATGGGCAATGCCGCTATGGGGCTTAATCAGAGCATTGAGCTGATGAAAAATGCCTGGCGTGGCCTGACAGGTGCAATTGGCGGGATTGCAAAGAGCTTTGTCGGGGTGGCGGCCCAGATGGAGCGGTCCAATATCATGCTTCAGCAGGTCACGGGTTCGGCCAAGGCAGCCGGAGAGGCATTTGATTGGATTCAGCAGCAAGGCGCAAAGGCTTTCGGCATTGAGGCCACCACGGATGCCTTTGTCAAAATGAAGGCCATCGGCCTTGATCCACTTGATGGCTCCATGGTCGCCCTTGAAGACGCCCTCTCGGCCTTTGGCAAGAACACCCCCGAAGCCCTCAAGCTCGCCACCACTGCTATTACACAGATGGCTGGCAAGGGTGTTATCTCAATGGAAGAGCTGCGCCAGCAACTCTCAGAGCAGATTCCAACCTCCGCAGCCATCATGGCCCGCGAGCTGGGCATGTCCTACCAGGACATGATTGATAAAATCAGCAATGGGGCAATTGGTGCCAAAGAAGGCTTGGATGCACTCTTTAAAGGACTTGCCTCAGACTACGGCGGTATGACCGACAAGATGGGTAATACCTGGGACGGCTTGATGAACAAAATGGACGCCGCTTGGTTCATGTTTCGCAAGGAGGTCATGGATTCCGAGGGTTTGTTCGGCGTACTCAAGCAGGGGGCCGAAGAGCTTTACAATGTAATTATGCAGCTCAAGCAGGACGGTACACTTAAGCAATGGGCGGCAGATATTGCCAGGTCGGTTGTTTCGGCCTTTGAGTTAATGATCAAGGCCGCTGGGGAGTTTGCACAGGTTATCGCCAATCTTCAAGGAATGTGGTACGGACTGAAAGAATTAGTTTTAGGCTACAAGCTTTCTGCTCTTCAGGAAAAAGAGAAGAACATTAGAAAAAGCACTTATTTTGATTCTCCAGAGGCCAAGCAAAAAGCCATTGACGATGTTGTCAAAGAGGTCCAAGCGGCGACCGGAGGTTACGCTGATACCGTCAAAAGCCTGGCCGCCGCTAAGTCTTTACGGGAAAATGCCGAACATACTGTAACCACCCTGCTAAAGAGCATTGATCGAATCGGGGGCGCATCTGGCCAAGCCCCTGTTGATATTGTTACTGGAGGTGCCAAGCCCCCGGACATTATAGGTGGCGGCAAAACTACCAAAACTGGTGGAGCTGGAGGCGGTGGCAAGGGCGCTGCCAAGAGTGAATCTGACAAACTGCTTGAGGATTTCGCCAAGCAATTTTTGCAGGCCCAGTTTGACAAGCAAAAGATCGGCATGAGCCGTTACGACCAAGAGCTGGTAAAAATCAACGAAAATATGGCCGAATTGGCCTTAAAATACAAGGATGTCATAGCTGTATCGCCTGAATTTTCTAATCAGATCAAAGAGCTTGGTAATCAGCTTAAAGAAAATCTTTCGGCTGAAATGATCTATGAAAATCTTCAGCAGCTCGATGATTTGATGCGAAAAAATACCTTCGAGATTGCTACGGCTGAGATGAATCAGTACAAAGCCACAATGGCTGATATCAATTTCAATATCGAAGAGCAGACTATAGCCCTTGAGAGGCTTTGGGGCGTTGGCAAAGTCCCAGATGAAGTCCTTGATGCTCTTGACCGCTATGCAACACTTGCAGAACGGTCGGCCCAAGCCAAGCAGATCGGACAAGTTATCAATGCAGGGACGAGCATTATTGATCAGCTCACCTTGGCTGGCCGCACTATCGGCATGGGCGACACAGAGGCGCAGTTTGAAGGAATGCGCTTTCAATTGGAACAAATGGCGGCAGCAGGTTATGACATTGGCGATGCTATGGAACGCCTTAATCAGATGGATTTGAACGCCCTTGGGTTTCAGCTCGATCTTCAAATAAAGAAGATGATGGACTGGCGTGGTATCATGGATAACATTTTGGGCGGCTGGGGCAATGCCCTTGCTAAGTTTTTTGAGGATTTTGCCACAACTGGAAAAGCCAGCCTCCAAGAACTTGCCCACGCCATGCTTACAGAGCTTCAAATGCTGGCTGCAAAAATGACCGCTGAAATGTTGATGACGTCCTTGAAAGAAACGGTCTTGGGATTGGTCGCCATGGCTGCAAGAGATCCATCATCGGCTCAACACTTTGCGGCTGCCGCTCAGGCCGCCTCTGCCGCTGGCATGTTTGGTGCCTTCGTGGCCGGTTCTGGCCTTGCTGGCATGGCTCACAGTGGTATGAGCGATATTCCCCAGGACGGCACTTGGCTTTTGAAGAAGGGCGAGCGGGTTGTTGATGACCGCACCAATGCCGACCTGAAAGAGTATCTGAAGAACGATAAAAGAAATCAGGTAAACATGACGGTCAATATCAACAACAGCGACGAAGAGGGCGTGATGAAGGCCCTGCCACAGTTGAAGAAAACCATTGAGGATGTAGTCAATTCCAATATCCGCAATAACGGCAGCATTCGCGGCACAATCATCAACTACACCAGTTAAAGCAATCTCGTATCAACAATAAGAAGGCCAAGGATATAACGCCCTGGCCTTTCTTTTTTGGAGGCGGTTTATGTCAACATTCACCTACTCAGATGCTGAAATCACAGCATATATGGTCGTTGACCTTATCTTTGAGGAAGCTATCTGGCAGGGCCTTCCCGTTCAACCTGACCGCATTACTGAGGTCATCCCTGAGTTTCGCACTATCATTACCGTCTTTGAATCGGGCCGGGAACAGCGTGCCTGTATGCAAAGCAAGCCAAAGCACACTTTCAAATGCCTCTACCATCTTCTAAACGTCAATGAAATTCAACAAATGATGGATTTCCATGAGCAGTGTTGCGGATCGTTCAAAGCTTTTCGCTTTCGTAACCACCATACCAATACCAAATACAACGCCCGCTTTAAAGAGGATAAGCTCGATTTTGAGTATATCAATTCCAAGTTTGCTTCTCTTAGTTTTGAGGTAGTCACATGCTGAGCTTAGACAAAGCTATTTTAGCCGCTACTACAGCAGAAGAGATTAAGCTCTTTTATCTCTATGATTTTGAATATATCAACCACGAAGGCTTAACCAGGCATTTGCGTTATACAAGCTGGGATGAAAAGGTTTCTTATGACGGCCATATCTATGAAGCCGTTCCAATCAAACATTCTGAGGTTAGCACTTCATCCGATGGTAAGATCAATCCTATTTCGATCACAGTAGGCAATGCAGACGGCATTATTCAGGGCTATCTAAATACTTTTGAAGTGCTAGGGCAAAACGCTACTATTACCGAGATCATTCTTACGCCTCAAAATGAACCGGCCCTTATTTCCGAATTTATTCTCAAAATCAAGGATGCGGTCTGCAA